ACCTGGCCTGTCTGTTTTAATAGTATATCCTGGTTCTAATTCAATTTCTGCTTCTTTCATTGGTGGCATATCATTGTGCCTACGGAAGTCTGATACAAAGTCTTTAATTGTATCACCGTCTAGATAACGAATTAATTCATCTAGTACAATACTATGTGAACCCAGTTCTTCAATCAAGTCTAAAATTGGATCTGCAGAATCGCCTACTGCTTCTTCAACATTTTCTGGTACAATTTTATGACTTCTTGCAGATACACCCTGCAATGCCATAATTGCTTTTTCAAATGTAACAATTTGATCAGTTAAATCACCTGTACCTGTTCCTTGTGAATCCAGTTCTACTAGTTTTTGTACTTTTCCTTTTAAAGTTGAAACAAGAGAATCAATCTCGCCCAATGTGGCGTGCTTCTGTTCATCCATTTCATCTTCTTTAATTACTTTTTTAAGTTCTCTCATTTTTTGTCCTCCTTTTCCTTATCTTTACGTAAGGATAGAAGCTCTTGTACAAATTTAGAGTTGTATTTGTCACCATAATAATCTTCTGCTTTAATTTTTTCGGCCTCGGAGTAATCGCCATCTTCTAGCATAGATCCAGCTTCTTTTGGTTCGCTTGTACTTGCTTGTTCCTGCTGTTCTAAAGGTTCCATATCACTACGTACCTTCATGACTGCATCTCCCAGTCCAAGTAATGCTTTTAATTCTTCTTGAATTTGATACGCACTGGCTGGTCGCTCAGTGGTAAATTCTATAACATGAACTTCATGTCCACGTGCCTGTGGGAAATCATAAGGAGCACTTTGTAGCATTAATCTTTTAGGTGCTTGTACAGTTTTCACTTCATACTTTGCTAAATGTCTTTCGATACGATCTACTGATTCGTTATCAATCTCATTTATAAGTTTGATGCGATAAGTGTAATCTCTTTTTGATTCCGTTAAATATTGTTTAAATGTTTTCATTATACAACTCCGAACTTATAATTATTTATCATTTTCTTTCATCTTTTGCATGATAGAATCAAGCATTGAAGCTCTATCGCCGATAAATTCACCTTGAATTTCAGTAGGTTCATCACCTGCTTCCTTCATATCTAATTTGCGTTCATCTAAATCTAACTTTGCTTTACGCATTTGAAGCTCAATCATCTTTAGTTTCTTATCCATTTTATGTTGTTTTGCTGTTAAGGCCGCTGTAAGCATTTTACTAGCACTATCAAATATAGGAGCCGCATGTCTATCTTCTACGTTTTTACCAAGATCACACAAATCTTCAAAAGTAGTCATTGCTTTTGTAGCATATTCATCCATTTCCCTATCAAGTTCTTCTAATCCAATCACAGCAGGAAGTGAACCATCAATACGTTCTGTCATGTCCAGTTTACCCTGAACAAGAGCAATTTCTTCTTGTGATTCCTCTACTGTTGGTAAAGTTTCCTCTATTTCATCTGGGATTCTTACATCTTCAATAGGTGGTAATCCTAATTCTTCTTCTAATCTTTTTGTCATTTCTTTCTCTGCTGTGGTTTATTATATATTTCTTTTTCAGTAATTACACGAAAACCTAAGCCTTGATTCTTACACCATGCTCTGGCGGCTTCCCATTTTGCTTGGTTTACTACTGCGGCCGCCTTCTGTTGCATGCCACGTGCTTCACCAAGTATTTGTCCACTTGGTTTTACTTCAATCATTTCTGCTTTTCTATTTTTATTTTTATCTTCATATACCATTAAAAAATCTGGTACATACGTAGTTTGCTTACCTGTAAGTGGATGTCTGTATGGTATTCTGTGTGTCTCGCTACCCCAAGCAATTACATTTGGATGTGCGTCTGCCATTCGCATAACGGCAAGTTCCCAACCACTTCTGTAACGTGGAGTTCTTTTGCCTACATATTTTGTAGGATTTGTAGGTGTAAACATACCTTGTTGAAACTTCTTTGCCATAGTAGTATTTAGTTTAAATGACTGGCGGTGTTTCTAGAGCTTCTTTAATTTGTGTTCTTAATTCAGTTGCTAGTCCTGGATCACTTTTTACGTGATATCCTTCATATTGTATTTGTAATGTATATTGAATTGGACCGCTATCACCATAATCTAGTGTATCACCATCTATATTACTGATTATAGGATTTCTTAAAATGATTACGTTAGCGTCTCTTGATGTATTGAACCTTACAATTTTTAAACTTGTAAAGTAATATCTAGAATTACGTAGTACAAAACCTGTATTACTTGTACCTGAACCGCTAAAGTTTTCAGATACTATATCCTCTGTAAATTTAGCAGAACTATTTCCCATCAATCCTGCGTAGTAATATTCAGAAGCATTTTTAAGAAAACGTTCTACTTGTGCATCTCTATCATCATAGACACGCATACTAACAGGAGAATAATCTATACCTGTCTGTATCAAACGTTTTTTATTATATTGATTTTGTGCTGAAACTCTAGAAGTATGTCCTGGCATTGATACGCTTTGAATCCTTGCCATTGGTATGGTAGAAACGGAGCCGCTTTCAGCGCCTCCGATTTCCCATAAACACATAAACTGGAACTTGGTCCTAGGAAACAACGGCTGTACTGCATTAGATCCTGTGTTTACTCCATAAACATCGGTTGCAATGTCACCTAGAAACTTTCCCATTTGTTCCTATCCTAGATTACTGAGCGCCGTCAGTTGTTGCTGAGGATTCTCCGCCTGCAACAATACCAGCATTAGTTAGTTCGTCTATTGCTGATTGTAAAATTGTGTGGCTTGCGTTATCGTAACGGATAGTTGCTGTTACCTGAACCATATCACTTGTGGAGTAGTTAAGGTCACCATACTGAATACTTGGAATAAAGCAACCAACTAGTTCCCATTTATCAAGTACTGCGGCACCGTTACTATCATTATCAAATGAACCATCAAGTGTTATAATTGACATTTTAAATTTGTAGTCTGCACCAGATTTTGCAGATGCTTGTGTAGAGTGGTTAACTTGCTTTGATAGCTGATGGTCTAACGATTTAATGACGTTACCATCCATGTCGTCACGTAACACAAGTGTGATGTCTGACCAAGTATGCTTACCAGCCAAACGAATCTTTGAGTTATATGTATCTAATGTAATGTCTTCATGATCTAGTTGTGGACGAGTGACACTAATAACATTTGTTGTTACAAGTGGCATTCCATCACCACCACTGCCCATGCCTTCAAACTCTACCTTGAAACGATATTGTAGTTTCGGCATAAGTGTAGCAGAAGCATTATCAGTAGGTACACCAAAATTTGTAATTACAGCCATTTTAATCTCCTTTTAGAATAAATTCTTGCTATCTGTATTTATGCCAAATAGCAAGAAAATTTCATTTAATTTCTTTGACAGTTAATGCCTTTAATATCCTGTGGCGGCTGTGCAAAAGGCAGTACATCTAGTAACCATTGAGTACTGATTGCTAGGTTTTCCTTTTGTGAGTTGCCAGTTTCACCACGACTGTATAGATGAATACCACATGCTAAATGCACTGTACCATCTTTAAAGCAGAAACCACTGTGGATTTTGCGTGTATTGACCGCATACCAACGACGTGGTTCGAATTTTACTAGTTTTCCATCGTGGATAAACGTAAATTCATTTTGATTGCAGTTGTTCGCCCAGCAAATAAGACGTAGGCTATCGCCTAATATTTCGCCAGTTGGCTTGACGGACTTCCACTTATCTCTGTGAGGGAATAGATAGTCTCCACTATCATAAAGCATACAACCTACTTCTGTTGCATTCTCCGGTAAACCCCAACCTTCTGGGACAAAGTTATATTCCCAACCACCCTTAGGACCATTTTCAGGACCTTTAAGTTGATTATCTTTAGTTGGTCTTTGTCTCTTAATTAATTCTGGTCTGCTGTTAAACTCAATACACTGATCAATTACATTTTCTGGTACCCATGCATCAAGCTCAATAATGTCGCCTGCACTCTGGAATAACCATGTAGTAGTCATGTAAGGAACTTCTTTAGACTGAATATCTGTGAACATGTCCATATTTGAACTCCATTTTATTTTAACGTTAAAAAAGGCATATTGCCTCATACGTATTTATGTAAATCAGTCATAATAAAAGCGGGCAGTTAATTAAATGCCCGCTTTAATTAGTTTTTATTAGCTAAGTTCGCCTGTATTAACAATACGGATTGGAATGTAAATAAATTCTGCCGCTTTTGTTGGCTCAATAGCCACATCAATGTATAACTCGTTTGCGTCAATTCTTGCAGGTGTGTTGTTTGATGTATCACAAACTACTGCAAAGTCGTATACGCCACGCTGTGTAAGGATATTTGATAAGAATCCATCAAATGTTGCCTTAGCATTACGTCTTGTATTTGCATCATTTGGCTCAAACAAGTATGGTCTGCCAATAACTGCAAAGCGTTCTCTTAGATACGCTGTTAGACGTGCAACGTTAACACGATCAAGAGCACTTGCACTTGCCGCTAGAGTTTTCTGTCCAAACAACATAATGCCTTCGCCAGGGAATCTAGCAATAGGATTTAGTTTGTTTTGGTACATTGCATCTCTGTCGCCCTGTGTTAGAGCTACTGGAACAAATTCGCCTTCTGAATTTAAGTGTCCAACGTTTGTTGCGTTTTGTACGATACCACGTGTTAGACCTGCTGGAGCAAACCACTGGAATGCTACCTGGTCGTTGTATGCATATGAATAAAGTACACTATGTGATGCTGGTGCAATTACATTTTTACCACTAATTGGGTCGCTTGTAAGCACACTTGGATAGTATGTTGCACCGTATGTATTGCTACTTACTAGTCCAGCCTCGCCGTTTGCTACTGCATTTGTACCTTGTACCCATGCAATGGACTCTGTTGGAGTTAAACGGAATGGTGAGTCAACAATTACAAATGCAGTTTCATTTCTGTCACTGTTTAATGTAAACATTTCGTCTGCCATTTCAGGATAACCTGGAGTTGCAATTAAACGGAACTGGATTGTTTCTTCACGTAGTTTTGTACTTGCCGCTGATGCTTGCATCTTTGCAACAATTACTGCTCTTTGAGCATGTCTACCAAAAGAACCTGATCCGTTAGGTTGATTTCCTGCCGCATTACGCCATTTCCATGTAGTTGATAGTCCTGAATCATATACTCTTACAGTATTACCACTACGGTTCATGTTAATTGCTGTTGTGCCTGATGGATAAATTAATGGATTAGGTCCATTTGCAAGTACTGCGCCACTTGCTACAAAAGTACCACCTGCGTTTGCCTGACTTGTAATGTCACCAAATACAACACCGTCACTTGTAGATTGATCTGAATTGTCTTTAGCAACCCAAGATGTGCCGTTATGTCTGTAAATTACAGGATAACCTGCCGCATCTGTATCAACCCAATAGTCACCGTCTGCTAGTGCATTTCCGCCTGAATCCTGTGAAGGTGCCGCAGAACCGTACTGTACGTCTTCGACTTTTTGCCATTTTTGTACGCCACTGTCTACTGCTACTTCATAAACATCTAATTCATTTAGATCTGGATCAAACCAATATGTACCATTTACTGGATTACCTACTGGTTCTGTAGTTGAAACACTCATTGTATAACCACCAGTTGCAGTTGTGCTTGATGTTGAAATATCATCAAACTCATCATTTGCAGAATCGTAACGTTTAATTGTTACAATACCTGTATTTGTTGCTGTTGGT